GTATTCGAACTGGATTGTTAGGCGTCCTGAGCTGATTGAAGAGTTGAAGAAGCTTGAACCAAAGAGACTCTTTTGCTGGTGCGCTCCACAGCGTTGCCACGCCGAAGTTCTCGTAGCTCTTATTGAAGGTAGTTAGGATGAAGAAGGAGAAAACGCCACTTTGGATTGAAGGGCGAGAAGTCGTCTCCGGTGAGTACGTTTCGAGTTCAACCAACGATGTAGAAGGAGATTCCATGACCGATGAGATGAATGGTACCGAAAAGAACCTTGACTACCGCGCCGACCTTAAGTGGAGCTTGAGCGCATCCGAGATACTTGAGGTTATCAAGAGTCACACTCAGGTGCCTTGGATCGCTAGACAATGCGAAGTCTGCGTAATTGAGACGAATGGGCAAGCCGTCTTCACGATTGCCAGCGGCGGTATTGAAGGCGAGTCAGGCCAACTTATTACCTCCAATGATAATGAGGTTGAGGCTAACAAGAGGCTCGGTTGGGCGCTGCTCGGCAAGCACCAGCGTAAGGCCCACGACATGCGCCTAACACCCGACGGCGACGGCAAGTACAGCCAGTGGGGGCACACGGTCGAGTGTGTCGATGAGCTTGACGAGATGATTGGTGCAGGTGACGCCCTTATTCGGGACAGCGACGACACTACCGACGTTGTGTTGTACCCCGGCAAGCGTTCCAGTAACCGAAAGACGAGTTGGGCTGATGCAATGTCGTCGCCGCAGAATGTGCAGGCAACCAGCCGTTTCTTCCTCAGCTTCCAAGCGGTTGATGTAACACTGAAGTCCTACCACGAGAGCACGAAGGCAATGTGGGCTGAGTACAACGAGAGTGTTAAGAAGGAGAAGGCTAAGCTAGCTAAGGAGCAAAGGGCCATCCGCTCCAAGAAGAGTTAGTTCGGTAGGGGGAGGGTTGGCCGATAGGCCAGCTCTCCCCTTTTTTTGTGGCTCTATCAACGGAATAGCAAACTAATAGCGTACGACCCCCATTGCCCCCCACCTCCATGAGCACAAACCTACGTAGCGGGGAGAAGCACTCACTACCTCGCACAGGCTTACCCACCACGGCCATCGATGTCGCGCGTACATACGACGGCGGACGGGCGGAGATGTGCGCTTGCGCGCCCATGTCGCTCGTACCTCGCGCCCGCAGCACGAGTACGTGCTGCCTCCGCCCGCATAGAAGACACCCAGATAGCACCTCCTTTCCCCGGATTGCCAATCAGGGGGTGGAAATACGGACTGGCACCTCCTTTCATCGGATTAACGGAAAGGGGGTGGGACAACGACGGCGGTAACGCGCCCCCTCGTCTTGCTTGCCACCATTACCGGACAAGCGTGCAGCGCTTGCGCGCCGCAGCTCGGGGATAGGGAGGGGAGCGCGCGTGCGTACACGCACGGGCGCAGCGCGGCGTGCCGCGCTGACGGCGCGCAGCGCCGCTCTCCCGCAGGGCGGGAGCGCCCGAAAGCGCGGCCTACGGAAAAAGGCGGGATGGGACGCGCTTGCGCGCGGGCATACAAACGGAGGGGTCGGGGATCGGAAGTCTACTACTCCGTAGTAGAAGGGGGGAGCGATCAGCGATAAGTGCTCGTGAAGCCTTGACGCTTTTGGTTATGTACTGTTCAATGCACGTATGAGTTCCAACCTTAGTGACGTTGAAGCGGTAGACCCCACGAGTGTGTTGCTTGACTTGCTGGACGAGAAGCGTGATTACGGATCGCGTTCGTACGGTGAGGTTGTTGGTGGTGTCCGTAGTGGGGCGATTAGTATTTACCCCGGCCATCCGGTACCGCTACTGCGTCTTGGTGGGATGGCTATCAAGGGATCGGGCAGTCCGCCGCAGATGATTGAGTCATCGAGCAAGAAGCCGTGGGCGGGCAAGTTTGAGGAACGTGCTGCCAGCGACTTTGACGCTATCTATGAATCGTTGGTGCAGACGGCTCTCAGTGGCGAGGTTAAGGCTCAGATGTACTTCCTTGACAGGTTGCTGGGTAAACCCCGTGAAAGCCGCGAGGCGGGCAACGTGGAGCTTCTGAGTGCCTTCATTGGAGCCCTTGCTGGGACGCGGATGACTGAGGTCACGCAACCGGCTCCGGCTGACGTAAGAATCATCGACAACCTTGATTAGTTATGAGCGTCCGCTTGTATGGGACTTGCTCACTGACATGGGTGTAGATGGGTATCAGCCGTTCCCGTGGCAGGCTGAGCATATTCATGGACGTAGAGAGAACCGGATCATTGCTGCTTGTGGGCGGCGGTCGGGGAAGTCTACGGCTATTGTCGCGGAAGCGTGGCGTGAACTAACTCAGTTACCGGATATGGTTGCAGGCAAGCTGCATCAGCCGTTGGTATACATTGTAGCCCCCAATTACGAGCTAACAATGCGTGTATGGGAACCGTTTGTACGGTCATGTATTGGCGACCCCAGTGCAGCGGAATCCCCTCCATTGGCCGATTTGGTATCTAGTTACAACAAGGAACGGCGTTTGATTGAGCTTGTGAGTGGGGCCAAGATACAGGCTAAATCAGCCGATAATGAGGTTTCATTGCAGGGCGACCGTGTAACCGCAGCTATTGTAGATGAAGCGCACGATGTACCAGATACGGCACGTAACGAGTTTATGCCAGCTCTAACCGACTCTAAGGGACGATTGATCGCCATCGGCGTGCCTCAGAGCAATAACTGGTTCCGATCCTACTGGGAACGCGGCCAGTCCCAAGACAAAAGCGACTCAGACTTCTACTCATTCTCAGTCCCCACAACTGCAAACCCCTTCATTGACCCCGGCGTTGTGGAAGATGCCCGTCGCGAATACCCGGAGATTGAGTTCCGGCAACGGTTCCTCGCAGAATGGGCTGAAGCTGAAGGTAAGATTTTCAAAAATATTGATGAATGCTTTGACGGCGAACCTGCGGAATATGTACGTGGCGATCACTACCTCATGGGCCTAGACGTAGCTAAACAGCACGACTATACCGTCGCCTACGTGATCAACATCAATACAATGACCCTCGTAGCCAGTGATCGGTTCAATGGACTGTCGTACACCGCACTCGGGCCACGTATCGCTAGCCTCTACAAGCAGTACCGGTGCCAGACCATCCACATGGACGCCACGGGAGTTGGCGAAGCTGTCAAGGACATCCTGATCGATGAGGGCTGCCACACCACCCCGTTCAAGTTCACAATGCAGTCCAAAGCCCAGCTAGTAAGTAAGCTTGTAGCGGAAATTGAACATACTAGAGTACACTTTGACAAGAATGACGAGCATCTACGACGCGAGTTGCAGTTGTTTGAAGGCAAGGTAATGGCCGGTGGGAACATCCAGTATTCCGCCCCACCCGGATATTTTGACGATTGTGTTATGGCCGCAGCACTAGCGGTTATGCTTGCTAAACAGCGCCAGCCACGTAAACTTGTGTCGGACAGAAAATACGTCAAGTTCCCAAGCGCGAAGCGCCAAAAGTTCCTACAGGGTGTCAAATGACCGATAGCGAACACCAACGATTCGAGTATCTGCGTAGTTCCGTCTATCAGAACATGGTGAACGAGATCCACACCGACCAGGAGATGGTGCGTGGGAACTACGCAGGCGACATTATCCCAGATGAATGGGCTGATGAGGGCTTGCAGCCAACCGTCCCGCCCACGGCCTACAATGCAGTTGTCAACGCTGCTGACCATATCCTTTCATCGCCTCGAACATATGTCCCGCCACGTCCAGTAAACGGAAGCGTGGAAGAGGCACGAGGAATCGCGGAAAAGCAGCGCAAGTTCCATGATATGTGGTGGGCTCGTGTCCATGAGGAATACGGAGATCCCCTTCGACGGGCTATTCGTAAATTAATCCTCGGGCGGATGGTTCTTAAAAAGACAATCAACTTTGATTACATCCCAACGCTTCCTGATGACCCCACTCAGTCGGATAAACGGAAATTTAAGCGTCAGATGGAGAAGGTCGCTCGCTCCAAGTTCATTTGGAAGCTAGAAGTGATCGCTTCTGAATCAGTTTTCGAGGATCCAGCGTCTCCGTGGGATCCCGCATATGTCTATGAATCCGCAAAAGTGCGGATCGAGAGCCTACTGCGGAGTTACCCAGACCTTAAAGAGAAGTACGGACACGGAGATCAGCAACACGAAGTTGAATACGTGGAAATGTGGACTAAGCCGAGCGGTTCATACGCTGGCGAGTTTGTTGTGTGGGTTGACGGGGAACGGATACATGAAGCAGAGAACCCCTACTCATGGGAATCCCCAATCTCTACCGAAGAGGATCCAATCTACGATGGGTACATCCCGTACGTAATTGCTGACCCCGGATTCGGTGATGTGGATGCTGAATCACGTCCTGAAGACCGCTATATCTCGATTATCAAGCCTATTCGCTCTGTCCTTATCTCTGAAGCTCGGTACCTGACTGAGCTAGAGGCATGGCTGCGGATGTATGTGTTCCCAGCTCTGATTACCGTCAATATGGATGAACTTGAAGACGGTGAGAAGGAGTTTAGGCTCGGCCCTGGCACCCACCTGAACATCCGGCCTGACCAGCAAGTCGATATTTTGAAGTGGGGCGAAGCGCCGCTAACGCTTATGCAGGGCCTACAGCGCGTAAACAATTACGCTGATCAGGCAGCTAAATTAAGCTCTATGGGCGGCGTTCCGATGGTCGGGGTTGATACGGCTACTGAAGCTGATCAACTCTTTAGGAGTGCAGCTACTAAGCTGGGTGGCCCGATCTCAGCCCTACAGCGCGCCTGCCAGAGAATCAACTCATGGGTGCTTATGGACATCGAACATGTCCTGATGACTCCCGTGACGCTATATGGGGCATTTGAGTACGCACCAAGCGAAATTACACTCTCTAATAACGAAATCAAGTCGTACTACTACAACAATGTAACCTTTGAAACTAGCGATTCTTCGGTAATCAATTCCCGCAAGGCCCGTCTCTGGGGCGACCTGTATCGCATCATGCCGGGCCTGTCTGAGCGTACTGCTATGGACAAGATGGGCGTGCAGGATCCGACGTTCGAGCAGGAAGAACGCGCGGTTGAAGACATGCTTCGCTCATCCCCGATCCAGCAGGCCACTCTCCTTATGGCTCTTGCTGGGCTTGGTGAGCCCGGCGCTATCGTTAGGCAGGCGCTGGAATCCAACATTGCCAGAACAACCCCACCACCACCGCCTCCCCCACCTCCGGTGGAGGGGCAACCGCAACTCACCGCAGGCGATCAGTACGCGATGACAACGGTTGACGAGACTGGTACGCCGGTTGACCCGGTAATGAATGAGGCAAGGGCTCAGGCTATGCAGCAAGCCCCTGAAAGGCAGTTCTTTTAATGACTGACTATCGTGAACGCCTTGTCCGTCGTGCTGCTAGAACAGCAGCGCGGGAAACCATGTTGCTGCAGCGTGTCAATAACGCCTTCAGTAAATCCGTAGAAGCAGTTGAACGCAGTAAGTCATTCGCGGAAATTGCTGCTGACTTAGATACCCTCAGACTCAAGCAGAGTGTCTACTCGCAGGAAATTACCCAACCAATCATTGAAGCAATGCCGGGAATCATATCGGACACTAAGTCTCAATTGGACTCGTAATAATGACGCACCTTGCAGATCCTACCAACCCCAATAACCCTTTCTTCGGTCACGATCCCAATACCGGACAAGAACTACCGCAATTTGGTGTAGGCTTTGATCCCAGCCGACCTATCGGCGGCGCCCCTGTCCCTGAAGGTGACATGGGGTTCGCCCCCCAGCTCATACGAGCAGCAGGGATTGCCACAGCGCCACTGACGGTTCCCCCGGCTCTCCGGGTAGCTAACCGTGCAGCCGGTTTTGTTCCGGGGGTACGCCCTGCACAGCAGGCGGTTGCACAGGCGGCGCGAACTACCCTTGCGAACGCACCGAGGTTAAATACTGCGGCGGCGAGTGCCGCACGCTTTATCCCTGGGCTGGGCAATGTAGTGAATATGGCTGGCCAAAGGGTAACTATTCCGTTGGCTGGCGGGGGAGGGGTCATGAACGCTATTGGCCCTGTAAATAGAATTGCTCCCATAGCTAGAGTGGCGAGTCGTGGTGTGATGGGCGGGGCGGGGGCGCTTGCTCTAGGTGGCGATGTAGTCAATTGGGCAACTAATAAGGCGGGCGAGGGATCGAAGGTTGAAACTGGTGGAGACTTCGCTAATGCGGCCCTAAAGGGAGCCGCTCTCGGGACGGTGGCTGGGGCGATATTTGGGGGCGTCGGTGCGGTACCCGGAGCCTTCATAGGTGCAGGAATCGGGACTACGCTCTACGGGATATCAAGGCTATTTGGCGGCGATAACGATAAAGAAGATGGTACTGGGACTCAATCATGGCAAACCGAGTCCATGCGAGCTGCCCAAGCCCTTGCAGATGAGATCACGCTTCCGCCTGGGGTTCACCCAAGTGTCGCGTCAGAGTTGAAGCTGCACGTTGCTATGGCTATGGGCGATCAAATAGCTGCAATAGACTCAAGCCCTAGTTCTGGGTTTGCACCAGATCAAGCGTCCGCCCAGAACTATGCAGATTTATTTTATGATGGACTAAGGCGAAGTGACGGAGATTTCAGGCAAGCCGACGGTCTAGCGCGAGCTGCCTCTGGCATCTCGACGGGTGCGTATTCTCTAGAGCTTGCGAAGCAGACAGGCAATGGCGCGTCATACATCTCGGAACTGAATAAGAATGATTTCCAGAATAAGACTGGAAATTCGTATGTTTCGGCCGGGAAGGATGATGCCGGAAACAGTTATTGGGTTGGGCAGGATGATAAGGGTGATTACCATAAGTTCACCCCCCAACTAGGGGAAGATGGGATCTCAACTGGATTCACTCCAGAAGGAAAGGTTGGCTCTTACTCCGATATTCAAATTATGGATAAGGATTATGCATACAAGGGAGATGTTTTAGCAGAGGGTGCCAGGCAAGCAGACCAGAGCGATGCAACTCAGAATCTTAGCATCGCTGCAAACCACCATGCGGCAATTGCTGGGATCGCAGGGCGAGATAAGATCGCCACGGAAGATCGCGCTGAGAGCGCAAGGCAGGTAGATAACCGACTCAACTATGACTTCACGGAACTCGCCCAGCAAGACAATCAATTCGGGGCGAAGCTCAATCAAGATGATCAGCAGTTCTTTGACACGTTAGCCAATGACAAGCACCAATTTAGTCAAAACTTTGGGCTAAACAAGGATAAGTTTGTAGAAAGTAAAAGCCAATTCAAGCAAGCCTTTGGTGAAGACCAGCGACAGTTCAATGAGGGCTTGAGCGAAGGGAAGCGGACGTTCGACAAGACCTTCGGTGAGGGTCAGCGGACGTTTGATTTGTCTTTTGGGGAAGATCAACGACAATTCGACCTGTCCCTGTTGCAAGAGAATCAAGCCCTACAGGAGCAGTCACGGCAGGGCAGTGCAGCGATTGCCGCGAAGCTCAATGAGGCGCGCCAGCATACCTCAGAGCAGATGCGCGAGATTCTGGCTAATCCAGCAGACTATCTAGCTCGTGCATATGCCAGTCGCGGGGAAGCAACGCCATTCGGTGAAGTTACTCAGGCTGATCTCATTAATCAGGTCACTTCCGAGTACAACCAATACGCACAGTACCTAGATAGCCTTGGGCAAGGGTTTGATGCTGAACTTGCTCAAAAGGAAATCGATCTACGGGGCCGAGCTAATGTCGGAGCTGGCGGCGGCGGAGCCGCCGAAGGCGGAGCCGCTGGTGGCGGCGGAGATGGCGGCGGAGGTGGAGGCGGAGGTGGAGGCCCTGTAGTTACAGGCCCCGGCCTTGGCTCTGGGCTTCCCGGCGACTATGGCTTGATAGATGGTGCGCTAGATGGGCTAGAACAAGAAACGTTCGACGAAGTACCGCCTTGGGTAATTGAGGCACTGACGCCGGGATTC